AGAGCCGGTGCCGGTGGCAATTTGCAGGACGGAGCCCTGTGCGGGGATGGCGGTGCTGGTCATGGTGGGTTTCCTTTCAGTGGTTCAAACGAGGTGGTTAGAGATCAGTAATGCCAGAGCGATAAATCCAGAATGACCCGGTGCAAGAGCGCATCGAACTCGAACTGGTCCTGCTCCATCAGCAGTACATGGGTGAGGTCGGAGGCCCGCAGCGCGGCCTTGACGCTTTCAGCCAGCGTGAGCGCGCCCGCGTAGGTGGTATCGAAGCAATCGATTTGCACGCGGGTGTTCCCGATCGGCACACCATCGGCCAGGGTGTTCTCCGGCGCACTGGCCACGCGCAGGTAGACCAGGTAGGGGGCTTGCACGTCGTTGGGTGCGAGGTTGGGGAACACCCGTCCCCCGGCCACTCCCGAGAGGGCCGCGAACAACTGCTCCTGAATCATCTGCGCAGTTCCTGCACCGCTTGCTCAATGCGCTCGGACAATCTGTCCTTGATGGCGGTAACCGCCTGGTGCTTCTTGCTCTCAAAGGCTGGACGCAGAAACGGTCTGGCGGCCATCTTGACCGTACCAAATTCCACAAAGCGCCAGTACCAGGCGTCCTGGGACAGGGTTCCTTTTTTTCCCTGCTTGCGGTACTTCTTGCCATGGCGAACCGTGACAAAGAATGTCTGCCTCTCGTCGCTCGACAGTTCTGGGATCTGCTTCATGATGACCGAGCGCTTCAAGGTTCCTGGCGGCGGCTGGTTGGAGCCGAGGGACGCAATCGCCACCGGTGCCTTGAGCCTGGCCTCATCTCGGATCACGCTGGCGCCGGCATAGACCGCCGATCGCAGGCTGTTCCGGGCAACTCGCTTCGGCAATTCCTTGAGGGCGCGTGCCAATTGGTCCAGTCCCTGAACGTTGATGCGTGCGGGTTCGCAGGCGACATCGACCGTGTAGTCGCTTGAAGGCATGGTCTGCGTGTTGCTCGCCATATCCAGGTACTGGATCGCGAAGACGGACTGCACAGGACACTTGGGCAATAGAACGGCGTGCCCGGGTAGCGAGAAAACTAAGCCCGCGGGCACACCCATCAAGGATGGTCCAGGGAAACAGTCCAGGATCAGCTTCCAGCGCGCGGTCACGATCTGGCGCCCGGTGAGCGTCTCAGCCGCCTGGCGAGCAGCCGAGATCAGCGAGGTGATCAACAGATCGTCGTCGCTGAAATCCACCCGCAGATGGGCCTTGGCCTCGATGAGAGACACGGGCTCCTCTGCGGGTGGCGTGACTAGCTGAAGTGGCATGGACTGCGTCCTAGCGCTTAGACGATCTGGATGACTGCGGCCTGGTTGTAGGCGTCGGCCGTGGCGTAGCGCGGGTTCATGCCGAGCAGTTGCCCCGAGACTATGCTGGCCGCGACACCCACGGTGAGCGATACGCGCACGAACCCAAAGCCGTTGATGTTGTCGACGTCTTCAGGTCGCAGGTTGATGAACGCCTGCTTGTTGTCGCCTGTGGCTTTGACAATCTGGGTGATGGCTTTGCCGGTCACGTCCTTGACGCCTGTGCCCGAGTTGTCCTGGGCCTGCTGGATCTTGGCGTCCAGCGTGGCGGACGCACCCATGACGCCGGTTTGCACCACGGCCAGGAAGGAATGGAAGTTGGCCACATTGACCCAGCCGGAGGTGACGGAGCCGGCACCCTGGCTGACCGGATCGATGGTGGCGAGAATCGACAGCAGTTCGCTGCCCTTTGCATTGGGGAACATAGGAATCTCCTGATAGAAATGAGACGGAAAAAGGGAACGGGGCGCTCAGGCCCCGTCGGGTTGCGCCAGAAAGTTAGCGCGCGGCAAGCTGGATGTAGGGCGACAGCGAATTGCTGCCCTTAGCCGGCGCGATCGGGTTGACGATCTTGGACTGGCCATCCATGCGGAAGGTGGTGCGAAACGCCGTCAGATCCGCATCGAAGTACAGATGCATGGATGTCGCGGTCTGCATGCCACCGGACTTGGTGATGGTCTGGTAGTACGACAGGTCCACCAGCAGCACGTCACCCTGACTCGAGAACGTGTTGGCGTGCTGTGACACGAATACCGGGCGACCCAGGAGCGTGCCGTAGGGCGAGATCTGAATGCCGCCGACCGACAGCCCGGTGGGCAGATAAATCGGGTAGTTCCCCAGGCTCAGGGTGAAGAGCGCCGGCAAAACGTCGTTGTTGATGATCCACACCGCGTTGGTGAACGAGCCGGGCGGCAGGCGCGCGATCATCTTGGCCAAGTTTTGCGGGACCAGCGTTTGCGTGGCCTGACCCGACTCCTTGGCCACCGTGACGATGGCGCCGGCGTTCATGCATCCGACGGGGATTCCGTTGCCGGCGCCGAACAGGATGGACTCGTTCGCCTTCCAGCGAATGGACAGAGCAACCTTCTGCGGCAGGTAGCTGGTCAGCGCGTTGGCATCGTCCAGTAACTCATCCGTGGTGGGGACCAGCGCCATGAGCTTCTTCAAGCGCAGTGTGGCCAGGCCGAGCACCGGCTTGGTGGCGATGGCAGATGCCGCCTCACCCTGCCAGTAGGCACGGATGCCGTTGGTGCCCCAGGGCGTGGTCTCGTCCTTGGGGAAAGCCATGCTGTTGCCGCTGATCTCGACGTTGTCTGTGAGCGGCAGGAGCGAATCCTCCCCCAGAGACAACTTGAAGATCTCTTGCGAGAACTGGGGTGGAACCAGAAAGCCGCCGTCCTGCCCTGCGGCTTCATTGCTGAAGTTGGTTGGTGCTGCGGCACTGATCCCGCCCAGGAGCAGTCGGGCATCGATCGACTTTCCGGGCTTGTCGGCCTGGTAGACGGCTTGCATGAATTCGCCCAGGCATCCGAAGCCGCGTTTGGGATCCGCCTCGCGGTTGTCGGTGACGATCGGACCCATGACGCTCGTGACGCTGATGCGCGCCTCATCGGCGATCAATGCCGCTTCACGGTCGATGGCCGCAGACGCGGCATCTATGCGAGTGCGCAGGGCATCAAAGGCAGTCACTTCCTCGTCGGTCATGTCGCGGCCATCTGCGGCGACGCGGTCGGTCAAGGCTCGCGCCTCTTTGACCAGAGTGGATTTACGAGATTGAAACTCGCGTAGTTGCTTACTCATTTTGGTTCTCCAATGAAAAAACCCGCCGTATGCGACTTGCAAGGGCGGGTTAGATGGACGTAAAAAAACCACCCGAGGGTGGCTGGTTGGGGTACGACCGACGGGTCGTGTCAGCGATTGGCGCGGCTCGACGGAGCTGCACCGAAAATTGATTGAGTTCTTCTCTCTGTTTGCCTTTTCCCTAGGACGGGTTAAGACACATATCCGGTGTTCCAGTTCAACGCCGTGCAGAAGCAGTTCGTGGCGACTTGCAAGGTGCCAAAAGCTGACTCCTAATGGTTAAGTAACTCTGGTCAGTTTTGCCTTCCCACGCGGGATCGAAATGTGTACAACTGCGTGGCCACCTTCCAATTCTTCCGTGGTGACAAACGCTGGGGTATGTGTACCCAATGCCAATGAAGAATCGGGGCTCATCAGCCTTCGCGCTCCTTCCATGTGCTCCAGATTGATCTCCGTATCCTGCAAAAACGTGAGCGAATCGACCGAAGAAAATTCCTGCGCCGCAAGATGGGCGAATGCTTCTACTGCGCAGGTGGCTATATCCGAATGGAACCTATTGCAGGCAGAAAGATGCGAGAGTGCTAGCCTGCGAGCGCCCCAAGCTCTGGCGGCATAAGCAAACGCCTCATAGGACACGTTGTAATAGAAGTTTCGGCTGGGCTTCCGGTTGTACAGTGACTCTCCAAAACGAGCGTAGCACTTCGCTGTTTCGCAGGCCGCCAAGATAATCCCTTTGAGCAAGCTATTAGGATTGCGCGAGTGGACTGCAATCAAAGTGACATTTGGGTTGTCAAAGCGATTCCAGTCAGCCAAACGGCGGATTTCTAATGCTGAAACAGCTAAGTCATCAGCCAAAAAGCTCAGATTAGACCCCAAAGGAGAAAATCCTTCCTCTGTCGATACCACATAGGCATCGATGCCTCCTGATGAGGCGAGCGACTTGATTTCGCCTTCGTAATGGAATACCCGAAAGCGATCAGCAGTCAACACGTGAGTTGACGCAATTGTGCTCATTGCTTAGTCGATGATTGATCGATTCCAAAGGCGCGCGATACCCAGTCCACCGCTGTCAATCTGTTGAGTGTGGAAACTTTGCTATGCAGTACCTCGCACCTTTTATCGTTGGACGGAAAGCGCCTTCCAACACGCACCAGTTCGTCGACATGAACGAAGAAAAGTGATTGCAACTCGTTTGCCCTGTTGTCCACCGTGGGGATGCAGAACCACTTTACAACGCCTTCAGCTACCAGAGAATCAGTCACCCCAATAAATGAGCCCATAGAGCCCACCGCTGTCGATTTCACCTGAACCGCCTCGGTCTGATTATTTCGTGTTACCAACAGGTCTACATGTCTGCTGTTCATGGTTACAGCGTTTGCATTCGTCACGGGGCGATGTCCCGCTCGTAGTTGAAGGTTGAAGTTGGTGGTTGAAGCCGTCAGGCCCTACAGAATATGGGTTCTGACTTCAACAACCGCAAAGCCAAGAAAGCTCAACCACCATGGCAAATACTAACGCCAAACTCCGTGTCGCCAGTAAATTCAATGTCAACCAATTGAGCGAGCAGCCACTGTTCGCCACCAACCCCGAAGCGGCGCTACCCCTGCTATCCATGATTGGACAGGCCCAGTTGTCCATCGATAATTTGCTGGGCCAACTCTCACGCCAGTTCATCGAGCAGCTGCTTGTTCTATCGGCGCAAAGCGTCGCCGGCGCCCAGCACAAGGGCCGCCACACCGGCGAGGTCCGCTGGCACGGCAGCCAAGGCGGCGTGGTCAACCTGGGTCAATCCAAGATGCACGTCAAACGCCCCAGGCTACGCACCACCAGCGGCGAGGTCGCAGTGCCAGCCTACGCCGCTCTGGCCAACGATGGCGACCTCTCGCGCCGTATTGCCGACATCCTGGTGTGCAACGTCAGCACCAGAAAGTACGCCCGCGTGGTGCATCGCTGCGCCGATGAACTGGGTATTTCCAAGAGCGCCGTTTCGCGCCAGTTTGTCAAACAAAGCGCTCAGGCCTGGGCGCAGTTGATGAGTCGTGATTTGAGCAAGATTGACTTCGTTGCCATGTACGTTGATGGCGTCATTGTGGCCAAGCACCACATCATTGCCGCTGTGGGCGTGGACGCCCAAGGCAGCAAGCATGTCCTGGGGCTGGCTCCTGGCAGCAGCGAGAACGCCAAGGTGGTGAAGGACTTGTTATCAGGACTTGCCCTGCGCGGTCTGGACCTCAATGTGCCCATGCTGTGGGTGATTGATGGCTCCAAGGCGTTGCGCTCTGGAATCGAGCAGTTGTGCGGCAAGGACGCCAAAGTTCAGCGCTGCCGTATCCACAAAATTCGCAACGTATCGGAGCGTCTTCCAAAGGACAGGGCCGAGCAGGTGCGCTGGCTGATGAAGCAGGCCTTCAAGATGGACGCGCCCAGAGGCAAGCAGCGGCTCAAGGAATTGGCCAAGGACCTCAAGGCCCAGCATCCTGATGCCGCCGCCAGTGTGCTGGAGGGTCTGGACGAAATGTTCACCATCACGGAGCTGGGTCTCACTGGTGAACTGGCTCGCTGCCTGGCCACTACCAACGTCATTGAGTCACCGAACTCGGTGGTGCGAAGAGTCAGCGGTCGGGTGACCAACTACAAGGATGTCGAGATGGCGTTGCGCTGGACAGCCGCGGGCTTCTTGGAGGCAGAGAAATCGTTCAAAAAATTGCGCGGTCATGCCGACCTGAAAACCTTGATAGACGGTCTTCGCCCCAACGCTCAACAACTCAAGAAGGCAGCATAATATTCATGACCACCGACTCAAACCTGCAACTGCGGTCGGGACATCGCCTCGTCACGGCACAACCCAAGTCTGAAAGTACGAGCGAGGCAAATACTTCACCCTTCATTCCGACTGTCATTGCCCCCAATATGTGCTTGACAAGTGTGGCATCAATTCGACTTTCCAGTTTCATTATTCCCTTTGCGTGTGTGTGTCACCCAACCCGGTTGAAAAGTGGTCCCTCCGAGTGAAGAATGTGGAGACTACGGCAATGTCTTTGAATGAATCGAATGGTGTGAATTGGCAAAATGATTTAAGAAACGGTCGAACCATAATCCCTCGTAATCGTCAGGCTTCACTGGAGCTCTTTTGGTACGGCCTGACTTGATATAGAGGACATGTGGGTGATGTGCAAGTTGTCACCCGTTTGGAATGAAAGCCCACGCAACGTAAGCAAAATGCCTTGATTGCGTCTGCCTTCGACTTGGCGCCATGATTGCCGACACGCTGAAATAGCGGTTGGTATTTGACTGGGATTTCTTGACTCAAAATAGACCACCTTTAAATTGAACATTTGTGCAACATAATAGGGCAAAAGTCATCCAATAATGGTGTCCGGCAGGGCTCTATTAGGAGCAAAATTTATCTTGCGTTGAGGCCCATAACGTCAAGAAGAATTTGGTTGACCTACACAGCGAGTAATCCTAACCATAGTTTCGGTCATCCAGAAATCTCAAGCGCACGCAGGGCTTGGACCAGACGGTTCGCCCCGCGCGTAGCCGCACCCTTGGCATTTCGGCGCATCTTCTTGACCACCTCATCGAAAGCGGCTACGCCATCGACCATGCCCTGCGCCAGCGCGGCATCCGCGCCAAGCACACGGCCTTGGCCCATACCGTCGCGCACCTGCGCGATCGGAACCCCGCGGCCCCGCGCCACCGCCTTGGTGAAGCCGACGTAGTAGTCGTCCACACGTGACTGCATGAACGCCTGCGCTTCCTCGTCTAGTGGCGCATAGGGGTTGCCCTCGACCTTGAACTTGCCAGCAGAAATCAGTGTCGGCTTGACGCCTTCGTCGGCCAAGGCCTGCGAGTGG